AAGGGATAGTATGAGTGCTCATCAGCAAAGAGTTTTTCTAAGGAGGGCAAGTGAGAAAACGTAAGGGTTCTAAGCCCCAGGATTACGCAAATAGGGTAATTAGGGAGTTGCCTGATATTTTGACCGATCATATCGGTTATCACGGTGGAAATTTTGAAACCGTTTTGATTTCCTTCACTCCTAATGGGTCGTGGTTCCTGACCGGATTCGGCTCGACCCCCTTCAATTCACTTGATACGGTTGCCGAGGTTTTGGGCGAGGCGTCCGAGCTGGTCGGCTCCGAACAAGAACCGGAGACAATGCACTAATGGCAAAGACACCAGAGAAGCAGAAGCCCCTTCAGAAGGGGGAGTTGCCGCAGGGCGAGCAGATCGTCGCCATGACGGAGTATCGCGGCATGATTCATATCGCCACCAACCGGCATATCTATATTCTTGGCGGCCGCGACAGGACGAAACTCCAGAAAATGCCGTTTACAATCGAATAAGGGAACCTGATTGATGTTTGATATCGAAATTACGGAAGCAGTTGCTAATTACGAGAAGGAAAATATCGCCTTTAACAATGGGAACAAGGCCGCCGGTACACGGGCGCGTAAATGGCTCATGGCGATTATCAAGGCCGCATCGGCCAGACGTAAGGAGATTCAGTCGTTGAAGAACGCTGATAATATACATCCCATACTATGAAAGTCGTTGATGGCGTCCCGCCGAATTTTGATGAAATTCTAGCCGCTTTTCCTGATGCGGAAACGCCGGGAGTAATGTTTTGTTGGGGTAGCACCATTTATGCCCCCGGCATGACCTCCGTTGCAGACTATTTTCATGCCCATGAGTCGATTCATGCAATCCAGCAGGGCGACGATCCCGCCGGATGGTGGAAAACCTATATCGCCTCGCCGGCATTTCGGCTAGAACAGGAAATACCCGCACACCGGGCTGAATTCGAGTTTCGCTGTAAATCCCTATCAAGAAAGAAGCGCCGCATGTTGCTTAGAGAAACCGCCGGAAAGCTGGCTTCACCCCTTTACGGGAATCTGATTTCAGTCGGCAAGGCAAAGGCGGCTCTGAGAGGTGGCTGATGTCACCTATAAACCCAATGGAGAAGTCCTGCGTGAATTTCTCAAATGCGACGATTTCGTTCGAGGATGTCGCGGCCCTGTCGGTTCTGGTAAATCGGTTGGCTGTTGTATCGAGATTTTTCGACGAGCCTGCCAGCAAAAACCTGGGCCTGATGGTGTGCGTAGATCGAAGTGGGCGGTTATCCGTAACACTAATCCCGAACTTCGAACGACCACAATCGCGACTTGGCTTCAATGGTTCCCCGAAAACGAATGGGGCAACTTCAGGTGGTCGCCGCCATATACCCATCACATAAGAAAGGGAGACGTTGACCTCGAGGTGTTGTTTCTCCCTCTGGACACACCCGAGGATATTAAAAAATTGCTCTCCCTGGAACTGACCGGCGTGTTCGTCAATGAGGCGCGGGAAGTGCCTAAAGCCATCATTGACGCGGCGACATCCCGCGTCGGTCGGTTCCCCTCTCTCAAAGATGGCATCGGGCCTACATGGTACGGCGTTATCATGGATACCAATGCGCCGGAAACCGAGCATTGGTGGCCCATTCTTGCCGGCGAGGTTCCTGTTCCAGATCATCTTTCGGAAGAACAGGCGTTAATGCTGATAAAACCCGATAATTGGAGTTTTTTCACGCAACCGTCTGGAATGCTCGAGGTTCGCGGCGAGAAAAATGAACTGACGGGGTATGAGGACAACCCGTTGGCTGAAAATTATCTCAATTTGCCGCCAAGTTACTATAAAAACATGATTCGCGGCAAAATGAAGTCGTGGATCGACGTTTATGTGTTGAATCGCCTTGGCAGCACCGAAGAAGGTAAGCCGGTGTATCAGGGTTTCTCGGAGAAAACTCATGTCGCCAAAGAAAGGATCACCGCCGCCCCCGGCACAATCTATTGCGGCCTCGACTTCGGTCTTACGCCCGCCGCCGCGTTCCTGCAAAACCCTGGTTCTCGATGGATGTGTCTCGCAGAGTTGGTATGTCAGGATATGGGAGCGAAGCGATTTGTTGAAGTCCTACGTCGTTTCTGCGGAGAAAACTTTCCAGAGTACGACATTCAGTTTTATGGCGATCCGACTGGCGATTATCGAGCGCAAACAGACGAACGAACGCCATATGATATTATGCGGGCGGGAGGCGTACGTGTTATTCCTTCACCATCCAACGATCCTATTGTCCGTATTGAAACTGTTAATCAGGTTCTTGCCCGTATGGTGGACGGCTCGCCGGGTTTTCTTATAGACAAGCCTCGATGTCCTGTCTTGGTGACGGGCTTCCTTGGCGGCTATCATTATCGCCGTTTACAGGTTTCGGGTGAACGATATGAGGACAAGCCCTCAAAAAACAAGTTCAGCCATGTACACGACGCTTTGCAGTATGCTCTGCTTGGTGCCGGAGAGGGGCGCGAACTAGTGCGTGGGCCAAGGCCCATGCAACCGTTCAATGCAAGAAGCGCCGCCGCCGGCACGACCAGGGGATTTTTCAAACGCCGCAAGGAAGGAAAGAGAAAGCACTTTGGATAGAGTGATTGTCGATGCGCGGCTTAAGCATTGGTATGTCTGCTTTTCCGACTCCAATCATAATATGCCGGGGCAGAAATTCCTTAAACGCGGGTTTCGTCATGTTCGTGCCTTTGCCTTCGATCCCGTTCCCGCAGTATGGGTGATTTTCGATCCTGGTTGGGATGGTATTGTGATTCGCGCCGTTAGCGATCCCGTAAAAGTTCAGCGCATGATTGCAACTGCCTATATCCAAGGACCGGTACTTTATTGTAAGGTCGAAGGAGCTTCGATCTGGAAGCCACGATTCGTTATGGCTTGCACTAGTCAGATATGTCATTTATTAGGAGTCGACCTCCTTGTGCATACCCCTTTCAGGCTTTTTCGTGCATTAAAGGAACGTGGAGCCACTGAACTTATTTTCGAGGATTAAATTATGGGTGGATTTTTTGGCGGGAGTCCGAAACCAGCAGCACCTATTCAAGTCGGCCCCAGCGCAACTGAAATTCGTTTGGAGCGCGAGGCTAAGGAAAGGAAGGCAGAAGAAGAAAAAAGAAAGAGGGAGGAGGAGGAGCAGCGCATAAGGGGACGACGAGGGCGTCGCTCCCTTCTTTCAGAAGAAGATGAGGGCGGCGGGTTTGTAGGTCCGTAACATGGCTTCATTGAAATCAATGCTCAAAGGTTTCGATGCCGCCTTTGAGGAGCGGCAAAATTGGGTGTCCTCATGGGACGAGTGTTATACGCTCGCCATCCCCGGACGCCTTGGCTTCTACAATATCTCACCCGGCCAGAAAACCACCGACGAAATATTCGATTCGACAGGTGTTACCGCTACGGCTGAATTTGCCTCGCGTATGCAAGCCGGGATGACTCCGGCCTTTGCTATGTGGTTCGACTTCGATTCCGGTAGCGTTGTTCCCGAGGAGCAGCGTCAACAGGTAAACGAGGAACTGCAAAGGGTTTCGGCATTCGTTTGGGAAACCCTTAATCAGTCTAATCTGAATCAAGAACTCCATGAGAGTTATATCGATCTGGCTGTTGGAACTGCCGTTCTCGCCGCCGAAGAGGGCGATGCTGTCGATCCGATCCGCTTTACTGCTATCCCGCAGCAACAGGTAGTCCTGGCCGATGGGCCATTCGGGAAGCCGGATACGGTTTATCGTTTCCGTGAATTGCGGCTCGACCAGATCGAAGTTATCTGGCCGAAGGCAAACATTACCGAACGGATGAAACAAGAAGGCAAAAGCGACGATAAGAAAACATTTCCGATTGTCGAATGCGTTAGGCGGAACTGGCAAAATAAAAAGACCGAACATCATTACTTTACCGTCGCGGTCAAAGAGCCGATGCACAAACTCCTCGAAGGCGATTTTATCGGGGAAGGCTCCAATCCCATGATCGCTTTCCGTTGGTCGAAAGCGTCTGGCGAAACCTATGGACGGGGACCGCTTTTTAATGCTCTGCCCGATATCAAGACACTTAACGCCGTAGTCGAGTTGGGCCTGGAAAATCTGGCGATGGCGATCACCGGGATGTGGCAAGCCGATGATGACGGCATTATCAATCCAGATACCATAGAGTTGATCGCCGGCACGATCATTCCCAGATCGCCGCAGGGGCGGGGGTTGGAACCACTGACGCCGCCGGGGAACTTCGACGCGGCACAATTTGTTCTTAAAGAAATGCGCCACAACGTCAAGAAGGCGCTGTTCAACGAAACCTTGGGTTCGCCTGAAGGAACGCCGATGAGCGCGACAGAGGTTCACGAAAGAATGGCGGATCTGGCGCGGGAGATAGGTTCGTCCTTTGGGCGGCTGCACACAGAAATGGTAACGCCGATCCTCAAGCGTTGTGTTCATATCCTGCAAAAGCAGGGCAAGATCGAATTGCCGAAAATCAACGGCAGGGAAGTCAAGATCATCAATACCTCGCCGTTGGCGCAAGCGCAGCACAATGAGGATGTCGCCCGTGTGGCTCGTTGGTTGCAACTTCTCAATGGCGGCTTTGGGCCGCAAATGACCAACACGATTGTCGAGGCCACCGAGGCGGCGATTTATGCCGGTCAGAAAATTGGCGTTCCCGAAAAGTTGATTCGGGATGCCGGAGAGGCGAGGGCGTTACAGCAACAGGCAATCCAAGAGACTTCACAAGTTAGTCCCGAACAAGCGCAAGCAGGAGATATAAGATAATGGCACATGTTAGAAAGCCGGGGAAAACTAAAGCGGAAAAACATTCCCCTAAACGGAAAAAAACAAAATCCAAAGGGTATCCAAAGGATGAGATTAGCATCTTTTATGTGCCAAAAGGACAGACGTTGAAACAGGCACATAAGGGGCGCGGCCGTAAGGGAATTACTTTTTTTAGGGCTGGCGATAATAAAGCGTTGGCCCGTAAAACAAAAGAAATTATGGGGCAAGGGAAAAAATAATGCCAGTTCATTACCATGGCGGTACGCCGCCGAAACCGAAGTCACCGAAGCGGTCCAAACCAAAACGCTCGAAACGGAAACAGAGGAAACGGAAACACAAGGGCAAATCTCTGCTAAGTGATGGTAAGCTCATTTCTGGAAACCCAAATTTAGGATAAATAGATGGCAAAGAAAGTAAAGAAGGCGGAACCGAAGGCTCCCAAGGAACCGCAAGCGACCGTCAGGGGAAACCCAGT